AGAAGTTCAAGGGCTTAATGTTCCAAGTTGAGCGTGAAGCTAATCAAATCGCCAAATCCACACGTCGTGGTAAAGGTAACATCATCATATGCTCTTCAGACGTAGCTTCTGCATTGCAAATGGCTGGTGTATTGGATTATGCTCCTGCGTTGAACAGCAATAACTTGCAAGTTGACGATACTGGCGCTACATTCGCTGGTGTATTAAACGGCCGCATTAAGGTTTATATTGACCCATATGCTGGTGGCAACTACATGGTTGTTGGTTACAAAGGTGCATCCGCATTTGACGCTGGTCTGTTCTACTGCCCATACGTTCCATTACAAATGGTTCGCGCAGTCGACACAGGTTCTTTCCAGCCTAAGATCGGCTTCAAGACTCGTTATGGTATGGTTGCAAATCCATTTGCAGAAGGTGCTACAGCTGGTTTAGGCGCCATCACAAAGGACAGCAACGTTTACTACCGTCGTGTTTTAGTAGACAACATCCTTTAATAGGAAGTAGAATAAGTCCCCATAAGAGGGATAATTCAAGAGAGCTCCTTCGGGGGCTCTTTTTTTATCTGGATAAATAGTAGAGGAGGCAATTAATGGCATATTCGAATACTGAACCAGCTAATAAGAATTTTTTATCCCCTTTAGGATTTAAATTCGTTATTAAAAAAACACCCCACATAAATTATTTTATACAATCTGTTAGTTTACCTGACATTACGTTAGGGGATACGTATGTTCCTACCCCTTTCACTCGTATTCCAATTGCGGGCGATCATATAGAGTATGGGGATCTCATATTTACATTCAAAGTAGATGAATCTATGAAGAACTATAAAGAATTGTATAATTGGATTACTGCAATTGGCTTTCCCAATAATTTTGAAGAACATAGATCCGTAGATCCTAGGTTTGTAGCAAGAGGAACCGGAGAAGGAGTATATTCCGATGCTTCATTAATTATAATGTCTAGTGCTATGAATCCAATACATGAAGTTACCTTTGTGGATGCGTTTCCTGTATCCCTTACTAACTTTTCTTTTGATAGTCGCAGTCAGGATGTGGAATATATTGATGCCACAGCTACTTTTAAATTTAGAACATTTAATATTAAATCGTTGTAATTGATTACAGTTTGAGGGATAATTGCAAGATTATTACCCCATTTAAATATTATGAAACTTGAAGAAATACAATTGTTGTGGGAGCGTGATGCTCAAATAGATCGTACAGAGCTTGGCGAAGAGTCCTTACGCATCCCTCAGCTCCACTCCAAATACTTTAAAATATTTTCACAAGAACGTTTGCTTCTTCGTAAAATGGAAGCAGACTTTAAACAAATGTATAAAAATAAGTATGAGTGGTACAATGGTTCAATATCCGAAGAATCATTAAAAGAACATGAATGGGAACCTAATCCCCTAAAGATTTTACGTACGGACATTCCAATGCATCTAGAAGCTGATAGGGATTTGCAATCCCTCAGTCTTAAAATGGAAATGCAAAAAGAAAAAGTAGAGTTTGTAGAAGCAATTATTAAAAGTCTAACAACTCGAGGATTTCAAATTAAGTCTGCCATTGATTGGGAGAGATTTAAGATGGGTGCTTAATGGCTGATATAGGAATAGAAAAGTACAATTCAGTATACAATAAGATACATTGTGATACATCTATTGGCTATGAGCTTGGTCAATACTTTACATTTCAAGTTCCAGGTGCTAAATTCATTCCTTCAGTAAGAGCAAAACGTTGGGATGGAAAGATTCGACTATTCAATACAGGAACCCATTTAATATATGCAGGACTCAATCACTATATTGAAGAGTTTGCAAAAGATCGTAATCTAGAACTAGGATACCTTACAGACTTTTCTGCAGAAGAGTTTTCAGTAGAAGAGGCCCGGGAATTCATGGCGAAGCTTGATTTGACCATGGATCTTAGAGACTATCAACTAGAAGCATTTGTTCACGCTGTAAGGCACCAGAGAACTCTTCTATTATCTCCTACCGCTTCCGGCAAGTCATTCATCATATTCCTATTAATATGCTATGCCCTTTCCCATAAAGATGGGAAGTGTCTCATTGTTGTTCCTACAACATCGCTTGTTCATCAGATGTGTTCCGATTTTGCTTCTTACACAAACAGTGATTATCTTAAAGACATGGCTCATAAAATCATGTATGGATATGATATAGAAACAGATAAAAGAGTAATTGTATCGACTTGGCAATCAATTTACAAAATGCCTAAGAAATGGTTTCAACAATTCTCGTGCGTTATAGGAGACGAAGCTCATCTCTTTAAAGCTAAAAGTCTTACAGGAATTGTTAGTAAGATGGTAGATTGTGATTATCGATTTGGATTTACAGGAACATTGGATGGTACACAGACTCACAAGTTAGTACTAGAAGGATTGTTTGGTCCAACTAAGCACGTAACTACTACTGCCAAATTAATAGAGCAGAAACATCTTGCTGACTTCAATATCAAATGTATTGTGCTAAAGTATACAGATGAGGAACGACAGTTACTTAAAAAAGCAACATACCAAGATGAAATTGATTGGATTGTAAGACATGAAGGTAGAAATCGATTTATTAGAAACCTAGCTTTATCGTTAAAGGGTAATACTCTCATACTATATCAGTTTGTAGAAAAACACGGCAAAGTGTTAAACGCAATGCTGGATGGTAGAAATAGAAACGTGACACTAGTTCATGGAGAAGTAGATTCTCTTGTTAGAGAAGAGGTAAGGCGATTAGCAGAAACTCATAACGACATGATCATTGTTGCCTCCTATGGTACTTTTTCAACTGGTGTAAATATTAAAAACCTACATAATATTATATTTGCAAGTCCTTCAAAATCCCGAATAAGAAATTTACAATCTATTGGACGAGGGTTGAGAAAGAGCGATACAAAAACAGAAGCGACGTTGTATGATATTTCAGACGACCTTTCATGGAAGACTCATAAGAATCATACTCTATTACATTTTGCAGAACGTATTAAAATATATGGTGAGGAACAATTTGATTATAAAATTTACACCGTAAAGCTAAAAGGATAACATGCTAGCCCTACTAAAATTACAAAATGGTACAGAAGTAATTGGCAATGTTAAAGAAGATCAAGAAACAAAAGTAGTAGTGGAAGATATCTTGCAAATTAATTATAGACTTGTATCAACGCAACCAATGCCAACGGTTAGTGTTAGTCGATATATGCCATTTGCTTGTGATAAACATTTCACATTTGATAAAAAAGATTTGTTGCATGTAGTAAAGCCAAAGCAAGCAATGATAGAGTATTATAATCATGCACTCAACAACTACAAGGTAATTATTGATAAAAATGTTGAGGAAGAGCTGATAAGTGCAACCAAGATAAAACAAGATTATGATGAATTTGAAGAAGATGAGATGACTGAAGCTTACAAAGCTCTTTTAGAGAGATTAAATCTTAAAGGCCCACTAAATTAGTTGACTTTGAGAACAAAATGATATATTATAAGGTCGTTATGTATGAGGAGTATTAATGTCAAACCACTATGTTGATAATAAAAAACTATATGCCTGCATAGTTGAATATAGGCAGACGGTAATAGATGCTAAAGAGCAGAAGACGCTAAGACCGCAAGTTCCGAACTATGTGGGTCATTGTATCTTGATGATTGCTAATAGACTTTCCACGAAACCAAACTTTGTCAACTACTCATATAGAGAAGAGATGATTTCAGATGGAGTGGAGAACTGCATCTGCTATATTGATAATTTTGATCCAGCTAAATCTTCAAACCCATTTGCATACTTTACGCAAATTATATACTACGCGTTTCTGCGTCGCATTCTAAAAGAAAAGAAACAACTATACATTAAACATAAGAGCTTGGAAAATAGTATGCTTATGAATGAGCTTATGGAACAAAGTGAGTTTGATGAAAAAGACTTTACTCCTTCGTATATTGATATGGATAATGAAAATATGCATGATTTTATTAAGACGTTTGAAGAAAACCTTTTAAGTAAGAAAAAGAAAAGAAAAAAAGGAATTGAAAACTTCCTAGAAGAAGAAGTGGTAGAAGACATAGGAGAACAAATACCTAACCTTGATGCTAAGGAATAGTTAATGAAAATTTGTTTGCTGGGAGATACGCATTTTGGTGCGCGAAACGATAACCTTCATTTTCATACATTCTTTGAGAAGTTCTATAAAGAAACATTTTTTAAATATCTAAAAGACAATAACATCACTAACGTCATTCAATTGGGTGATGTATTCGATCGTAGGAAGTATATAAACTTCCAAAGTCTAAAACTTTGCAGAAGTTATTTTTTTGAACCCTTAGCAGAGATGGGTATTAAGTGCCATATCATTATTGGTAACCACGATACTTATTTCAAGAATACAAACGAAGTAAATTCTCTTAATCTGTTATTAAACGAATACAGCAATATAGAAGTGCACGAAACCCCTGGTTCCGTAGCATTTGAAGACTATAATGTTTTGTTGGTACCGTGGATATGCCAAGACAACGAAAAGGAATGCCTTGATGCAATTGATACATCTACTGCAGATGTAATCATAGGACATTTTGAAATTGCAGGATTTGAAATGTACCGTGGCGCTGTATGTGATGAAGGCCTTGACATGAATATATTCAATAAGCATCCATTAGTACTATCAGGTCACTTCCACCACAAGTCTACTCATAAGAATATTCAATACTTAGGTACCCCATACGAAATAACATGGTCGGACTTTAGTGATCAAAAGGGATTCCATATTCTCGATACAGACACAAAACAATTGACGTTTATTCCTAATCCAAACATTATGTTCCATAAAGTTCATTACGATGATCAAGAAGGAACAATAGAAGAAGTCCTATCAATTGATTTTGAGCAGTATAGAGGAACAATAGTTAAGGTTATTGTACGAAATAAAAATAACCCACATTGGTTTGATATGTTTATTGATAAGCTAGAAAAGGCTGGAGTG